CTGTACCGTATCGTTGTGATCATGGGGCCGGCCCAATCGGGAAAGTCGGAAGTCGCGAATAATTGGTTGCTGCATTCGGCGATCACAAGTCCGGCCTCGATGATCTGGTTGCAGGCCGATCGGGCGATCATGGGGGATTATGTCCGGGAAAAGATCGATCCGATGATCGAGCTTTCGCCGGAGTTGCGTAGCCGGCTATTGACCGATGTTGGAAGCGACAACGTGTATCGAAAGGCGTTTCGCGGGCGGATGATTGTGAATTTCATTTGGCCCGTCGGATCGCAGTTGCGCATGCGTTCGTCGCCGCGTTTTGTCATCGATGACTATGACGACGTGCCCGACGATATCGGCGGCCAGGGCGATGCGTTGACATTGCTGGGCGGACGCCAAACGACATTTGAGGGCCGTGAAAAGGGATTTGTCACGTCATCGCCGTCGCTCGGTAAAAATGATGGAATCGAGGCACTGACGGCGCGCGGCACCGACGAACGGTTGCACGTTGCATGTGTCGAGTGCGGCGAGCGTTTCATACTCGACTCCGACCAATTGACATACGAAAAAACAGATACGCCGATGGCGGCGGAGCGGAGCGCGATGGTCGTCTGCCCGGTGAACGGTTGTCTTATCGAACCGCGCCGGAAAGCGGAATTGGTCCGCACCGGAGTATGGGCCGGCCCGCAACAGATGGTCATGCCGGACGGCAGGATCGAGGGTGACGCCAAAGAAACGGATATCGCGAGTTTTCGGATCGATGGCCTGTTTGGATTTGCGAGCTGGGCGCGGCTTGCCGGGTTAAAGCGCGCGGCTGAATTGACATTCGAACAAACACAAGACGAAGGCGAATTGCGCGGAATCGTCAACACGAGATTCGGTAAAAATTACGTCTCGCAAATCGCCGGGTTGGTGCCGATCGAGGCCGACAGTTTGACCGCGCGCGTCGATGGAAGCGAGTACGAGATTGGCACGGTGCCCGATTGGGTGAAGTGCTTGACGGCGGCGGTTGACGTGCAGGGCAATCGATTCGAGGTGTTGGTGGTCGGTTGGGGCGAAGGTTGGCGAACCGCGCGGATCGATCGTTTCCCGATCCTGGCGATCGATGACGGCGAAACGAAAATCGATCCGTCGGGCCGGCCGGAGCATTGGGGCGTGTTGTTGAGCCGGGTCATGTGGCGTCGGTATCCGATGGCCGGCAAGCCCGAATTCACAATGCCGATCCTCTGCACGGCGATCGATACGGGCGGCGAGGATGGCGTGACGGACAACGCCTTTGCGTTCTGGTCGACGGCGATGCGCGCCGGCGTGCCGCCGACGGCGGTCACGTTGATCAAGGGCGGCAACAATCCGAAGGGCCGGCTATTGCCGCCGCCCACGGTTGACGCAAAGCGCAAGGGCGCGCCGGGCGATCCGGACCCGGAATTGTTCGTGCCGAACGTCAATAGGATCAAATCGATGATCGACGTTCGCTTGCGGCGCACCGTTCCCGGTCCCGGCTATATGGATTATCCGCGCGGATTTGCGCGCGAATATCTGGACGAAACGACGGCGGAAACAAGGTCGGGCGATCTTTGGGAACGGCCGCGCGGACGCGCAAACGAAACGCTCGATCTTGAAGTCTACAACATCGTCGTAACGATCCGCCTGGGCGGCGCCGATTCGTCGCTGGCCTGGGTTCCGGCGTGGGCGGCACCGAAAGAGACGGGCGCGGCGGCCGACGTTCCCCGGCTGACACGTTCCCGGCCCCGAATTCGAGTTAGGAGGTAGCGCGCATGGCGGCGATCACGTTGGAGGAAGCGCGGGCAAAGTTGGCGACCTGGATGGCAGCGGAAGAAACGATCGCGGGCGGTCAAGCCGTTCAATACGAGGGCCGCGCGTTGACCCGCGCCGATTTGAGAATGGTCGGGGAGCGCATCACCTATTGGGAAACCAAGGTCAATCAATTGGAGCGCGGCGGGTATCGCGCGAACGTGCGGCGTGCAACGCCGTATAACGCATGAAAAAGTATAACGTGACATTGCTCGATCGCGCGATCGCCGCCCTCGATCCGGCCGCCGGCGTTCGCAGAATGGCGGCGCGTGCGACATTCGAAGCCCTGGGCGGCGGTTATTACAATGGCGTGGGCCGGCGCGGCATGCGTTCGTTGATGGGCTGGCGGCGGGCGACCGGCAACGCGAATGCCGACATAATTCCCGATCTTGCCGATCTGCGGTTCGATACACGGGCGCTCGGCCGCAACGCGCCGATCGCGGCCGGGGCGATCGACCGGACAGTTACCAACGTGGTCGGGCCGGGCTTGATGCTGCAACCGCAGATCGATCGAAAAATACTCGGTTTGGATGACGAACAGGCGGACGAATGGGAACGCGACGCGGAACGCGAGTTCAAGCTTTGGGCCGATTCGCCGGACGCGGACGCGACCGGTGCCATGGAGTTTTCCGGACTGCAAGCATTGGCGTTCCGGCAAGTGTTGGAAAGCGGAGATTGCTTCGTCATTCGTCGCGCGATCGAACGGCCGGGCAATCCATATTCCCTGGCGTTGCAGTTTATCGAGGCGGACCAATGCGCCACGCCGGCCGCCGGCGTCGAGGGAAGATCGCAAGCGGATGGATCGCGCATCGTCGGCGGTGTTGAAATCAACGAGACAGGCGAAGCCGTCGCCTATCATTTTAGAAAAGAACACCCGGGCCAGATATCGGAAGGCGGGCGCGCATTCGAGCGCATCGAAAAGCGCGGTGCCACGTCGCGCCGGGTGATCGTCAATCATTTGTTCGAACGCCGGCGGATCGGGCAAGCGCGCGGCGTGCCGATGTTGGCGCCGGTCATCAATGCGCTAAAACAATTGTCCGATTATTCCGAAGCGGAATTGTCGGCGGCGGTGATCGGCGCCATGATCGCGGTTGTCTATAAATCGAAGGGCGGCGAAGGCTTGCCGCCATCGAATCCGGCAGAGGATACGGGATCGCGCGAGGGCGACCGCGATTACAAGATCGCATCCGGCAGTGTCTTTGAAATCGATCACGACGATGACGTTGAGGTGCCGTCGCTGGGCCGCCCGAATGCGAATTTCGATCCGTTCTTTGTGGCGATCGTGCGGCAGATCGGCGCGGGCCTGGAAATTCCTTTTGAGGTTCTGATCCTGCATTTCACGGCGAGCTATTCGGCATCGCGCGCGGCGATCGAAATGGCGTGGCTTATGTTTCGCCGCCGCCGGCAATGGCTGGCGCGAAACCTGTGCCGATGGGTCTATGACGATTTCTTGAACGAAGCGGTGAGCATGGGCCGTTTGCAGGCGCCCGGTTTTCTGACAGACCCGATCATGCGCCAAGCGTGGAGCGGCGCGGTATGGATCGGGCCGTCTAGAATATCGCTCGATCCGCAACGCGAAAACAACGCCGACTCCATCGCGGAAGATCGGGGTTGGAAAACGAGCGCGGAGATTACCGCAGAAAAAACCGGCGGCGATTGGGAACGCAAGCACGAACAACGCCGCAAGGAAAAGAAATGGCGCATTCGCGATGGATTGGAACCGCCGGCGGCGGTGGCCGGCGCGGCGCCCGATCCGAACGCCGATCAACCGGAAGATGAAACGAAGGGAAAGCCGTCATGAAAATCAACCCGTTCGACGCGGCGGTAAACGAAAAGTGGGCAATCAGCGCCGACGCGTTGGAAAAGATTTTGAAAATTGCCGACCGCGACAACGAGGTTGATCTGGCGGCGGTGGCCGCCGCGCGCGGGTCGCGGCTTGACAATACCACGGGCGTTTCCGTTCGCGACGGCTTCGCGACGTTGAACCTTACGGGGCCGATCTTTCGGTATGCAAACCTTTTCACGGACATTTCCGGAGCAACATCGATCGAGATCATGGCGCGGGATTTGCGCGCGGCGGCGGACGCAACAAAGATCAAGGGGATCGTGTTGGCGATAGATTCGCCCGGCGGCACGGTGAACGGAACAAACGAGTTGGCAAAAATGGTCCGCGACGTGGCGGCGGAAAAGCCGCTGGTCGCCTATGTGTCCGGGGCCGGGGCATCGGGGGCCTATTGGATTGCCACGGCGGCCAACAAGATATTCATGGACGAAACCGCAATGATCGGATCGATCGGCGTTGTCGGAACGTTCATCGATACCAGCAAGCAAGACGCCGCGCGCGGTATCGACAGGGTGACATTCGTTTCGAGTCAAACGCCGCACAAGCGTCCCGACCTGCATTCCGATGAAGGCCGCGCGGTGATCCAACGGGACGTGGATATGCTGGCCCAACTGTTTATCGATTGGGTCGCGGAAAATCGCGGGGTCACGGTGGAAACGGTCATGGAGGATTTTGGGCGCGGAAACGCCGTGATCGGCGCGGAAGCCGTCGCCGCCGGCATGGCGGACGGCATCAGCTCTTACGAGGAAGTGTTGGCCGCGATGGTTCGCGGCGAATTCGTCGCCGGCGACCGCCGGCATACAGCGGTGAAATCGAAAGGGAAAAAAGCGATGGATAAGACGAAAATCACGGCCGCGAGCCTCGCGGCCGATGCGCCGGAAGTCGCGGCGGAGTTGAAAGAGCAAGGCGCCAAAGAGGGTCACGCGGCGGGGCTTGCCGAGGGCCAGAAGATCGCCGGGGAAGCCGCGAAAAAGGAAGGCATGGCGGCCGGTGCGAAAGCGGAGCGGGATCGCATCGCCGGCTTGAAGGCGATTTCGATCCCCGGCTTCGAGGCCATGCTTGAAGCGGCGATTGCCGATGGCGTCTCGACGGCCGCCGATCTGGGCGTGAAACAGTCGGCGGCGATCAAGGATCGCGGGATCAAGTCCGTCGAAGCGATCCAGGCCGACGAAAAGGCGATTGCCGGCAAGGTTCCCGGTGCGGCGGCCAGTGAAACCGGGGAGGCCGCCGCCGGTGCGTCGGCCAGGTCCGGGACCGATCCCTTCGCCGCCGATGCGGATATCGACAAGGTGTGGGCAGCGAACGCGGACATTCGCACCGAATTCGACGGCAAGAAAGAAGATTACGCGGCCTATGTGAAGGCCAAGGCCGCCGGCCGGATCAAGGAACAACGCCGGCGGGCCTGACACATCAACAATCGCCGGCAACCAACCGGGCCGGCGCAATGAGGCGCCGGCCGGGCGGTTGACGCCAGATAGGAGAAACGGGCTATGACGACACTTGCGAAAAACGCGTCGCGGACATTTGTTCCGTGGGGAACCGATATCAGCGATCTACCGGTGATCGCCGCCGATATCATTTACGAAGGCGCCGCCGTCGGCGACGACGGCAACGGGCACGTGCGGCCGTTGGTGGCCGGCGATCCGTTCCGGGGGTTTGCCCTTGACAAGTTCGACAATTCGGCGGGCGCGGCGGCGGCGGTCAACGCGCATGTGCGCATTCGAGGCCAGATACAACTGCCGGTCGCGTCGGCGGCGATTACCGACGTGGGCAAGGCGGTTTATGCATCCGACGACGATACGTTCGTGCTGACGCAAAGCACGAATTCGTACATCGGCCGGATCGCGCGGTTCGTATCGTCGGGCGTCGCGATCGTCGCCTTCGATGCGGTCAACCCGCCGGTCGCTGAGCTGGGCGCGTTGCTGGACAGTACGACCGGCACGCCGGCGACGACGTTGGTGGATGTGACGGGCACGCCGACCCAGGCGACCATCAACGCAAACTTCGCCAGTCTCGCGGCAAAATACAACGCGCTGGAGCGGATGGTTCGCGGCAGTTAGGCCGCGCCCAAATCCGCCGGTGACCGAACCGCCCGCCAACACATGCGGGCACCATAGCCGCCACGCGCGGCGCAAAAAGAGAGGATTTGCCAAATGTCTGCCAGTGATCTGAGCAGCCGCGCCATTCAAGGCCGGCTATTTCGCATGCTTGAGGAAGGCATGCTCGGTTGGGTGAACAAGCTTTCATTCTATGTTCAGTCCGATCAGGCATCCGAGGAACACCGTTGGCTGGGCATGTCGCCGATCATGCGGGAATGGCTCGGCGGCCGTCAGGTGAACGGTCTGCGGTCCGAAGGGATCACGATCGTCAATAAGAAATACGAAGCCACGTTGGAAATACCGTTGGATTGGATTCGTCGCGACAAAACCACGCAGATCAACCAACGGATCACGGACCTTTCCAGTCGGGCAAATTCGCACGGTGCGATTTTGCTGACCGATCTGGTTGTCGGCGCGGAAGCGGCCGTTTGCTATGACGGCCAGTTCTTCTTCGACACGGATCATTCCGAGGGTGAATCCGGTGCGCAATCCAACGATATCTCGGTCGATATTTCCGCGTTGGCCGTTTCGCAACATGGATCGCCAACCGCGCCGTCAGCCGAGGAAATGCAACAAGTCATCCTGCTATCGATTCAGAAAATGCTCGGTTTCAAGGATGACAGGGGGCAACCGCTCAACGAGGGCGCGCGCGAATTCATGGTCATGGTCCCGACGCCGCTTTGGGTTCCGGCGGTCACGGCGGTCAAGGTGGGGCAACTGTCCAGTGGCCAAACGAACGTGCTGGCCAACATGGACGGGTTCAACATCAGCGTGACCGTCAATCCGCGTCTGACGTGGACGGACAAAATCGCCACCTTCCGCGCCGACGGCGGGGACGGCGGCGCGCCGTTCATTCGTCAAGAAGAAAAGCCGTTAACGTCGTCAAAGCAAGCCGAGGATTCACCCGAGGAATTCAGCAATGACCGGTGGCTGTTCGGTGTCGATTACACGGGCGCGTTCGGCTATGGGTTCTGGCAGCACGCCAACCTCGCGACGATGACCTGATCGCGGGCCGATAAACGGCGGGGAGCGCAGAGGGACAGAGAAACCGCCGCGCTATCATGGCGCGGCGGATCGAGTGAACGGATGAAGTGGAGATCAACGAAATGATGGAAGTCACGGTTACCGGGCTAACGGCCGGCTTTTCCGCCGGTTCGTTGCTTTTGCTCGACGGCGATCAGGTGCGCCGGCGCGCGCATGCGGTCGATATTCTCGATCCGCAGACGTTGGACGATCTGAATAAAAAGGACGAAAAGCTTTTGGCGTCCTGGTTGGAAGAACGCGAGTTGGTACGCGCCAAGGCCAATCTCGAATTCAAGCGCGGCGAAACGATCGTGATCATGCAGGCGGGATCGTTGCAAAAGGCGGCGCTGACATTTATCGCCCCGGCCGATTCCGCCGATGCGTTGGCCGCGCGGAAAGTGGTCGCGGACAAATTGCGCGCCGGCGAGAAAATCACGGCGGCCAACAAGGCGGCCGTCGAGGCGGAGAACAACCGCCGCAAGGGGCGGCAAAAAACCGGCAATCTCATTTCAAAAGGCAAGCGCCTTATGAGCAAGGTCGCCGGCGGCATGTCCGGCGATATGCCGGAGAAAGTCAAGGCCGGGAAAACGGCGACGGTCGAAACGGATCAGATCGACCCGAACAAGCCCGCCCTGATCTGATGGAGGGGATCTGATGGAGGGCGCGGAGCTTAAAACCCGCGTCGTCACACGGGCGAAGCTGGAGAAGCGAGACGCGGCCGGCGAAGTCTTCGAGACGATCGAAATCGAGGACGACGGCCGGGGAAAGGTTCAAGCGACGGTGACATACCGCCGGCCCGGTGAACCGCCTAGCAGCTATGCCGCGTTGCCGATTTCGGCGCCGGCGGATAAGGGGTAATCGAACAATGATCAAGATGCTGACATTCGTTTCGTGTTTCGACGGAACGCACACACACCCGGCGGGGCTTTGCACGTTGCCGCCGGACATGGCCAAGCGGATGCTGTTGCGCGGCCAGGGCGTGCTGGTCGACAAGGACGATGCGCCGATGAAGCCGGCGGCGACCGTCAAGGCGCTGCGCCTGACGGGTGACGATCTGTCGGCCGCGCCGGAACCAATCCGCAAGGTATACGCGGCGGACGTGGCGGCGGTCAGGGTGGCCGCCGCCAGCAAACCGGCAAAGGGTGCCGACGAACCAACGGGGGATATGTGACATGCCGCTCACCAATGTGGGCCGCGACTTGATCGCGGCGGATATCATCGGCGAGACGATCACCGAGTTCAACAATGCGAACGCCCACATCGGCGTCGGCGACTCGTCAACCGCCTTCGCGGCCGCGCAAACCGATCTGCAAGCCGCGACCAACAAGTTGCGCAAGGCCATGGAAGCGAGCTATCCGCAGCGCACCGGAAACGTCGTCGATTTCCGATCGCTTTTCGGAACAAGCGACGCCAACTTTGCCTGGAATGAATGGGCCGTGTTCAACGCGGCGGCGGCGGAAACGATGCTGACGCGATTGGTCGAATCGCTCGGCACCAAGGCCGGCACGCAATCGTGGCTGTTCACCGTCTCGCTGACGTTTACGGCGGCTTGACGGGCCGGGTAATTCACCGTGGCTGTTCCGACGATCAACAACATCCAGACGAACGCGAGTACCGGCACGGGCAATCCAGTCGTCGGCCTGGCCAGCTACACGCCAACCGCCGGTGCCAACGGCGCGCTGATCGTCATGATCACCATCGCCAATACCGGCACGACGCCGCAGATCGCAAGCGGTGTTACCTATGACGGCAACGCCTTGTCCCTGGTCGTGCGGCAACACTCCGTGGCCAGCGGCAACTTTTCCGGCGCCGAAATGTGGAAGCTGGACGATCCGCTTGCTTTGGCGGCGTCCGGGGCCATCGCCGTCAACGGGGTCCCGGACGCCTCCTTGATCGCCAGCGGCATCGCGGCGTTCACGCTGCTGGGGGTCAAGCAGGACGTGGCCGACGACACCAACACGGTGGCCCTCACGTCCGGCACCACTATCGATGGCGACGTGACCCCGACGGACGACGACAGTTTGGTGCTTTCCGGCGTGACCGCCCGCGAGCAAATGAATTTCGCCGCGACCAGTCCGCACGTCGAGGATATCGAGGTAGACCCGAATTTTGGCTCCCTGGGCATCGGGCACACCGATGTTTCAACGGCCGCGATTACGAATGTCGAATGGGATGTGACGGGGGCGACCCAGCGGATCATCCTCATTCTCGCGGCCTTCGGGCCGGCGGAAACGGCGCCGACCGAAAAGACGGGATCGGACACGGCGACGCTCGCGGTCGCCGGCGCGGCGGCGGTGCTTGGCGCCGTTGGGCGATCCGATACCTTGTCGCTGGCAATCGCCTGCGACGCGGCGATCGCGGCGGCGGTGGCGCGAAGCGATAGCGTTTCCATATCGGTCGGATCGGCGGCCGCGATCGCGGCGGTGCTGGCGCGAAACGATGGGATCGCCGTGGCGATCGATGGATCGTCGGCGCTGATGGCGGACCTGGCCGGCGGCGATAGCGCCGCCGTGGCGATCGATGGATCGTCGGCGGTGGCGGCGGTGCTGGCCGGCGGCGATGGGGTTTCCATGACGGTCGCCGACGTGGCGGCGATCGTGGCGGCAATGATCGATCGAGGCGACAGTGTAGCGGCCGCGCTCGAAGGGGCGGCGGCCATCGAAGCGGTTATTTCGCGCAGCGACGGCGTATCCGTGGGCACCGATCACGGCGCGACGATCGCGGCGGTTCTGGCCGGTAGCGATGGCGTATCGGTGCTGATCGGCGAAACGGCGGCGGTGGCGGCGGTGGTTGCATCGGTGGATACCATTACCCTGCAAATCGTCGCGGCGGCGCCGGCGATCATGGCGGCGATCGCCACCGCCGACGCACTCGGGGTTGCGTTGGACCAGGCGACAACGATCGCGGTGGCCGTGAACGTGGCGGATGCGCTCGATATATCCTTGGACGCGGCGGTCAGCATAACCGCCTTCGTGATGGTCGCCGACGAATTGGGCATCGGTGCGGACGGCGCCGCGCAGATCGCGGCGATGCTGGACGCGGAAGATACGGCGGGCCTGTCGATCGGAAATGCATCGGGCATTGCCAATATCATCAGCGCCGGCGATATGGTGTCGCTCGGAATCGACGGTGCGGCGCTCATTGCCGCGATCGATTACGTTGCCGGCATGATCAGTTTGATCGGGTCGAAGGTGGCGGTTGCAAGCCTTGCCGGCCGATGGGATCGCGCAACACTCGCGGGTCGAAAAGATAAACCGAATATCGAGGGGTCGCCATGAGCGAAATTAATCAGGATTTTGAGGTGGACGCCGGCGACAGTATCGTGTTCGAGGTGACGGTGACCGATGACGCAACGGACTTGCCGCTGGATATTTCCGCCGCCGCGATCCGTTGGGCCTTGTCCGCCAAGGCGACAGACGCGGCGCCGCTTGTCGAAAAATCATTGGGGTCGGGTATTACCGTTGTGAGCGGCGCGGGCGGAATATTCCGCGTGGCGGTCGCGCCGGCCGACACGGTTGATCTGGCGGGCCGGTATCACCACGAAGCCGAGGTTACGATCGGCGGCGCGCCGTTGACGGTATCGCGCGGGGTGATCAACATCCGTCCGACGGTCTTGAAATAGGGGGTAACGCCCGTGACCTTCAGCACGATGATCGATGCGATCTTTGCGTCGGAATTGGCGAAAGATGCGCTTTACGTTCCCGACGCCGGCGTTCCCGTTCCGGTTCGGGTGATCCGAAAAAGCCCGGATGTCGATCGCGGTTTCGGTCAATCCGATGTGACCGTTTCGACCAATGTATTCGAAATCCGCGTGAGCGAGATCGCCAGTCCGCGCGCCGGGGATAGCCTGGAAATGGCCAATCCCGATGGAACGGTTGGCGGGCCGGCGGCGGAAGCTTTCAGGGTGCAGGGCGTGCCGGCCACGCGGGACCCGGACCGTCTTGTGTGGACGCTGGACACACACCCGATATGACGTTCGTGCTCAAGGTGCAGATCGTCGGGGATCTAAAGCGGATCATGGCGACCGATGTCAAGGCCGGCGACGCGGCCATCCAAGAGGGTGTGAAGGCGGCGGGCGTCGGCGTCAAGAACGATTGGAGAAACGAAATCCGCCGCGCCGGTTTGGGAAATAAGTTGCCGAACACGATTCGCGAGCGGTTGTATCCGAACAAGGGACAAGCCGGCGGCCCGGCGACGTTGATATGGACGAAGGCGCCGAAATTGCTGCGCGTGTTCGAATCCGGCGCGACGATCCGCAGCAAGAGCGGGCGTTTCCTGGCGCTGCCCACGCCGGCGGCGCCGGCGCGCGGAACGGATGGAAAGCGGATCAATCCGGGAAACTTTCCCGAGGGGCGGCTTGGCAAGTTGCGGTTCGTGAAGCGGCCGGGGCGGCTGGCCTTGCTGGTTGTGGATGGGTTGGTAAAGCGCGGGCAACGGGCCTTTAAGGCGGGAAAGCGCGGCGGATTCAGGGCGGCGACCGTGCGCAAGGCCACAAAGGCGCGCGGCGCGTTCGTCTCGTTGAAGGGGGCGACGACGGTTGTGATGTTTACCCTTCAGCCGCAAGTGCATTTGAAAAAGAGGTTGGATGTCGCGGTGATCGCGGTTCGTTGGCATCGGCGGTTGCCGGCGTTGATCGCGGAGCGATGGAACATAAACCAAAACAGGGGATCGTGAGACCCCAGTCGGAGGTTTCGATGGCGGCAAGCAAAAGCGAGTCGGTGTTGCTGGCATTGTCGGCGGCATTGGCGACGATCGCCGGGCCGACGATCAGCGTGGCGCGGAACGTGGCGCCAACGCAGGAAATACCAAGTCACGGCGCGGTGATCCTGCGCGATGGAAACCCCGGTGAAACCGATGAACCGCTGGGCAACGACGGGCCGTTCTACTACACGCACGAGGCGGAAATAGAATTGATGGTGCAGAACGGCGACCAAGCGGTGCGGGATGCGCAGTTCGATTTATTGCGTGTACTGGTCGGCCAGGCGCTCGATGCAAACCCGACGCTGGGCGGGTTGATCAATGGAATGACATACGGCCTGCCGGAGACATTCCAAGAGGCGGTCGAAGGGGCGCACGCCATCAAGGCGGCGATCGTCACCGTGGTCATGGAGTATCAGTCGGCCACGCGATTCTAGGCGCCGCACAAGCGGCTTTTACAGGAGACGAAAAATATGGTTGCCACGCCACAACGCGCCACGGGCGCGAATGTCAAACTGCGCCTTCGATTCGAAACCGCATACGGCGAACGCGCCGTCGGAAATTTCGTTGCCATGGCGGCGTATACGTTCGGATTGAGCAAGCAACAACCGCTCGAAAACGATCCGTTGCTTGGCGCCGGCCGCGATCCGTTGGCGCCGTCACGCGGTGCGATCGATGTCAACGGCCCGGCGACGATCCCAATCGATCAACGGTTGATCGGTTACTGGTTGAAGCTGTTGCTTGCCGCGCCGACCGCAGAAGCCGCCGACGGCGCGCGCGGTTGGATATCGTTCAACGTCAACCCGTCAAACGGCCAAACGATCGTCCTCGATGGCCAGACCTGGACATTCGTCACCGGCGCGCCAAGCACGAATGAAACGCAGATCGCGGCGTCACTGGCCTTGACCCTGGCCGATCTGGCCGACGATCTGAATGCATCGGTCGTATCGGAAATCGCGGCGGCGACATATTCGACCTATGGCGATCGGTTGGCGATCGATCACGATACCGCCGATGCATCCGGTAACGCCTACACGCTGGCATCGGCGATCGCCGGGATCAAGCGGTCGGCCGCGACGTTGGTCGGCGGCGGGTTGATCAGGCATGATTTCGTAAGCGGGGCGGCGACCTTGCCGTCGGCATCCTTGGAAACCGAACACGCGGATTTGGAGGGTGGATCGGATCGCTTCATCGAGCAGGCCGGCGTGCAGTTGAATTCCTTGTCGATCGAGCGGACGCGATCCGGCGCGGTCAAGGCGTCAGTCGCCTTGATCGCACAGAGTGAAACGGCGGAAACCGCGACGGCGGCCGGTACGCCGGCGGTCAAGGCGATCGATCTGTTTTCGCAATTCCATGGATATATTCTGGTGGATGGGGTGCGCGCCGGGAACGTGGTGGCCGCCAACTATCAGATCAGCAACAACCAGGATGTCGTCAACGCGCTGCGCGAGGATGGCTTGATCGAGGGTGCGGATGCAGGCCAAACCGGACTGACGCTCTCCTTGACGGTGCGCTATTCGAACACGGCGATGCGCGCGGCCGCCGAATCCGGGGTGCCGGTCGAATGCCGGACCGGGTTCTACAATTCGGCCGACGGCGCGGAATTGCTTTTCAATCTTCATGAATTGCACTTGCCGATTCCGCGCCGCGAGATCAACGGGCCGGGCGGGATCGAAGTCACATACGAGGGGATCGGCGCGCAAGACGTGAGCGTTGGCCGCGCCCTGTCGGTGTCCTTATGGAACGATCTGGCCAATTACGACAACCCGGCCTGATGACATGATCAGGCTTACAGATCAAAAGACCCGCGTTCCCCATTGGCTCGATCTCGTGATGGGGGTCAGCGTTTACGTCCGCCCGCCGACCACGGCGATCAGAAACGCGGCACTGGCCAAGGGCAAGCGCCTGGTCCGCGAAACCCTGGACCATCAACGGGGAATCGAGGCCGCCGGCGGAACGGTCAACGGCATGATCGATCTGACCGATCCGGATAACGTGGCCGGATTGTCGCAACAATTCTATGCAACCGCCCTGGGGTGCGCGGCGATCATGGAATGGAAAGGCGTGTTGCCGCCCGAAGGCGACGAAATATCGCCGATCACCGAGGAAACAATCGGCGATCTGATGTCGATCGGCCCAATATCGGATGACTTTCTGGTCAAGTATCTCTGGCCGAACGACATGGTGCAATTGGAGGGAAACTTGTCCGGTCCCGCGCCGCGTGGCACTTCGGCGGCGGGGCCGGATACTGCGAAGGGTGCGAGGAAGCCGGCGAGAGCTGCGCGCAAGGCGCGCGCGTCGAAACGCCCGAGGGCATGAAACAGTGCCCCTATTTCGAGACCGAACCGAATACACACGAAGGGTGGGCGGCTTGGCGTGTGCTGACCACGGGCACAGGTCAATGGCGGCGGGCGGATATGAGCGGCGCCATTATCGGCCTCGATATGGGCGAATGCCTGGCGCGCATCGATCCGGGTGACGGCGAGCCGGCGATCATTGGTGAAATCTTGCAGATCGCCGAATCGGCGGCGGTCATGGCGATGAAGAAAACAACCACATAAGTCGGGCGCATAAGTCGGGAGTGCATGGAATTGGCCGAACGTAATTTATCGATCCGACTCGCGGTCCTCGGCTCGCAAGAGGCCACGCAACGCTTTGTCAGCTTCGGCGACGTTGGCAGCCGCGCGTTGCGGCAAGTCGAGACGGGCAGCGTTCTCTCGACCAAGGCCATGCAAGGTGTCGCCGCGACCGGCCGTTCGGTCGAGACTTCCATGCAGAGCATGGCGCTTCGCCTGGGGCCGGTCGGCGCCGGCTTGGCGGCGCTCGGTCCGATCGGCATTGGCGCCGCCGCCGGCATTGCCGCCGTCGCGTTTGCGTTGAAATCCGGCCTGGGGGAGTTGACATCGGCGGAAAACGCGCAATTGCGCATCGGTGCGTTGCTGCGGGCGACCGAAAGCGCGAGCGGCCAAACGGCCGCCTCGATCGAGGCATTGGCAAACTCGATCGGGCGGGGAACGGCGGCCACCGACGATCAGGTCCGCGACGCGGCCGCCGCCTTGCTGACAT